TTAATTGTTGCTCCAATAAACAACTTGTTTTTTTGTTCGCCCATAGGTTCTTCGCCTTGGGATGAGTGAACCTTTACCAAATGCGGCTTTCTGTTCTTCCATCCGCATCTCTTCAAAGATTTGGTCGGATAAAGACTTAAAACCTTTTGCTCTGTCATCGTCCATCAGATACATGCTTCCTTGGAACAATGTCATGTTTAAATATAAATCTGGGTAATACGTTGATACCCAATTTGTTGTGTTGCTGTCCGACAACGCCGGGATAGATGCATAATAGGTGAGCTGCAACGTGTAATCGCCATCAGGGTTTGGACAGACTTCAATGCTGTCATCAACCAGGGCAAAATAAACGGGCTGGCCCGACCTATTGTTTATAGATTTCCTATAAACATCTAAGCTCTCAATGCTCATCTGCATCAACGGGCTAAAATCACCCGATGTGATTTCAACATTGATGGCCTCTAACCAATCGGTCGGAGTAGCAAGGTACTGAGAGTCACAAGTTGCCGTTGCTCGCTTGATCATCTTCTTGTGCCTTAACTTGCGGTTCATTTCCGCTTCTGATTGATCAATAAAAGTATCAATCGTGCTCGTTAAATCACTTCGATTCAGATAGTCAGCAATGGCTGTTTTTAATTCACTGTACGTCATATCTTTCCTTGCCAGGTGCGAAACGCCTTATTGTCAGGATCATTCAACCAACGCTTTAGTTTGGCTTTGTCGTTGACCCATCCCTCTCTCATGGCTTTCTGATAAACAACCATTGGGATTTCTGCAACGTGGCGCATTTCTTTTCCTGGCGTTTGCTCACTTAAAACCTTGCAGTGCTCAATGATCGGTTTGACATCTTGCCTGGTGTGATAAACAAAGTTATCGCCCTCGGTTGCAAACTGACTAACAAGACCGCTTGGTTTTACTTCTAATGTGGTTACTTTTGCCATTCTAGATTAGAGGGGCGATTGCTCACCCCTCTAAATTACTCACTTACGATGTAGATAAGTCAGCAGCTAGACCATGAGCTTTCTCGTTAGAGCACTCAAGTCCATACTCGACAACCAACATTTTTGTTTGAGCATCACCGATTGTTGAAATGTCAACAGTTTCAAAATCTCTAAGATATGAAACTTTTGCATAATCAGGGTCGATGAATAGTGCAGTTCTGCTTCTACTGAAGTTAGAAGGCATAACCTTCAGTTCTCCAAAGTCCCCAGAATACACGCTTACGCTGGCTTCGATTGCCGTAGCATCGATCATTTGCCTTGCAGAAGCTCGTCCTGTGAATCCAGAAACAACGCCTTTGACATGAGCGCCAACGACCAACATATCGGGTTCGCCGCCGTTCTCAAAGCAAAGTTGTTGCACATCTTTTAAGATAGCTTCTGTGAACGCACGTTGAGTGCCATCAGTTGGGGCAGCACCATTACCAGCACCAGCACCGTTAGTGCCTCTGGAAACATTGGTTTCAATCCAAGTTTCAAAGCCACCTGTTTGCCTTGCTGTGGTTGCGTCACCCGTTGCTTTAGCAGTGTTACCACAAATGGTTTTTTCCATATCGCGCTTTAGGGCTTTAGCCATAATTGCGAGTTGGTGAGCCATTTCTGATTTCTTGCCAGCGGGATCAGATGCTTGCTGTGAGCCTGTCACGGTTGCATCTCTGCTTGAGATTTGACATACATTGCTTTCTCTTACTGTTGCAGTAGAGGCAGTTCTTGAAAGTTCAAATCCTTCGAGTTGTCCCGTTGCTGACGCTGAAGGCAATGCCTCAGTCTGCCAGTCAAACTGGACGTTTTTTACATTGTTCTTCCCTATGGCACTAAATATGGGAGTCGAAATTGGTGATATGTTGTAAATCAAATCACTCAATGCCTCTCTGTCAGAAGTCGCTGTATAGGTATCGACATTATTATTATCGTCAAGCTGTTTATGGATGACTTCTATGTCTTTCGAATCATAGATTGGACTATATCATCAACTCTAAGAGTTGCTCCGCGCTCTTGGGTTTTTACCATCCTCGTCTTATTCGTTAGGACTCCATAACCTAGTCTCTGAACCTTACAAACATTACTGCTTGTCTTGGCTGCTGATTACCCTCGTCTTATTCGTTAGGGCTTCCCAGCAATTCACGGAGTTTTAAATGCGCATGATACCGGTCTACGCATTGGTTACTTTAGCCATGCTAATTCTCCTTCTAGTTTCCTAGAAATAAAAAGTTAAATTATTTGTTCAAAAACCTTCGCCGCATCTTGGACTTTTCCAGATTTGGCTAGGCGTTGCTTTGACCTTTTTAATGGAGTGCTGGTTTTTTTACGAGTGACCGATCCGGGTTTTGCGACTCTATTTTTAGCAGATGACTTCTCGGTGGGTTTTCTTTTGACAGCCTTTTTGGTTTTGTTAAACCTGTAGGCATCTCTTAAACCCAATAACAAACGATAATCATATACTTGGTCAATCTCATCAGGCGTAAATCCAAGTTCACTTACTGCGTAATCCCTGATTGCCATTTTTTCTTTGACAGCAATTTCGTTATCACGCCAGGTTGGTACAGCTTCTAGAATCTGGGTTTCCCCATAGTTAATCCACTTTTGTAATTTTTCAGCCTGTTTTGCTTGGGCCTCTTTTTGAAGCCTTTGCTTTTCAGCCTGAGTGGATTTCAGCATTTCTTGTTGCTTGTTCCAATCTTCTTTAACTTTGACATACCGTATGGGGTCTTCCTCATAAAGCCTTTCAAAATCAGGTTGCTCGGCTAGACCCTGTTTTAATTGGGCTTCTAGCTTTGGTAGCAGTTCCTTATAAAGGTTTTCGCTTTTTACCAAGTTTTGCCTTTGTTGCTGGATCGTCTTACGTTCTTGAGCAATCGCTTGGGTCTTCTTGGTGTAATCTTGCTGCCGAGAGTATCCAGATTTCAGTTCATCGAGGGTAACATCCAATTCATTGCCATCAACTTTAATGGCGTATCGGGGTTCCTCTTGTTCTTCTTCTTCTACCTGTTCTTCTTCAAGAGTTTCATCCGCAGCTTCAATTTCTTCATCGTATTCTTCTTCAGTGTTATCTTCGGCTTCTAATTCAATTTCTTCCTCGATAACCGCTTCTTCTTCAACGACCACTTCTTCTACAGACTCATCGCCTTCAGCCTCAATTTGAGCTTCTTCTGGGGGTTCATTTTCTGAATCCAGGAACGCCTCAAATGACTGGGCGGTTTGTTCTAAGTTTGTTTGTAAATCCAATGGCTTTGCCTTGTTGGTCATAGTAATATCCTTACAACTATTGATTAAGTAATTTTAACAGACATTAAATGTATTTTTAAACTATTTTTCGGATTCGTGAAAGATTAGCTTTTGTGATCTTGCCTTTTTCAATGATAATTCTCAGGTGTTTCTCGATCTCAGGAAGTAATTTCACGGCCATGTGCATCTGCTCTCTAAGTTTTTCATCTTCAGCATCGGAGCTGATCCAAATCTGAATATACTCTTCATGCAGTTGCTTAATGGATTTTTTGAAGACCCCAGAGTTGAGTACGACTTCGGCTTCATTGCTTTCTAATATGTCTTGTTGTTTAACCATTGTTCTTACCTATGCTGTTTAGAATTGCTTGTATGTCCGTAATATCTAGGGGGTTGTAACCTCTAGGTTTGGTAATTTCTTCTAATCCTATTGGGTCATAAGAGAGTGGGGACTCGCTTGCGTATGATTCTACAACTGGCGGGTTATACACAAAAGGGTCGTAAACATCATCATAAACCGTATATCCTTCTGGCACTTCTGGTGAATATGAAATGCCTGGCGCGATAAAATCTCTTGGCTCATACGCTGGATATTGAATATTGAAAGGCGTGTAACTGACCGGAGTATATTCATAGTCGTCTGAACCTTCGATTGGCGGAACGTAGCCTGTGTCGCCTGTTCCATCTCCAGTTCCATCTCCAGTTCCATCTCCAGTTCCATCACCATCTCCGTCACCGGTTCCATCATCTGTTCCTGTTCCGTCATCACCGGTTCCGTCATCACCGGTTCCGTCATCACCGGT